AAAGTTTCAGGATAATATAATCTTAAATAATCAATAAAGCTTTTACGCAAAGTTTCATAGTCGTAACTACGAAAGTCCGCTTCTCTAAATGTTTGGTAAATTGCTTTCCAATCATTTACTCCAAATAAAGCTGATTGCCGTGAACTAGTAGCCATATGTTTTCTCTTTTAAGTATTTATCATACCTAAAAACCACGGGTTTTAAGAATTATTGATTAAAATTTGTGATTGATTAATATCAGCAAATAAACTAATAACCTGAGCTTGATTAAACGGAGCTACTGCTATTTCTACTTCAATTAATATGCCATTTTCTTGCGGGAAGGCTACAATACTATTTAAAATTAATCTAGGATCTAAACTAGCAACTCGTTGAATTTCATTTTGTAATTTATATTGAGTGTCAGTAGTATTGGGCTCAAAAATAAATGACCAAAGAGTAGTTCCATATCCAGGCTGCCCTACTTTTTGCCCTTGCCTAATATTCAACGCATTTACAAAATCTTGTATCACAAGCGGTTGATCAACTAATCTAAATTTTTTACCTGTATTAACAGGACGCATAATATTACCGGTTCCTCCGTCATTCCCCGCAGGTGCGTTGGTAGTTTTAGGTAAATTGGCACCCAAAGTGCTGAATCCTATGTATTGTGGCATAATGTATTTATGTTACAGGGAAGATAGCTCTTGACTCTTGGACTGAAGTTTGGCAACTAAATCCAATACTTTTTCTTTAGTAATGTCAATTTGAGGATCACCCGGAGGTAACGATTGTTCAGATGCTTCAAGTTGTGATTGCGCTTCCTTTAAATCTGCGGAAAGTGTAGCCACTTCTGAACTTACCATAGTAGATTTTGTAACTTTTTCTTGCGCTGCTTGTAGGGCAGCCTTTGCAGCACTTGGAATTTCACCAGTAAAGTTTGGTTTAGGTATTTTTGGATCACCTAATAGTGATCCTATCTGTGCAGTAATTGCACTTCTATCAAATGTGTTTGATCCCACCGTTGGAAGTTTCACAGGAGACGCCCCAACTGAAGTAAGAGATGACATTGCTGCATTAATTTCGGCCGCGGCTCCGGGGGGAAGTCCACTTAAAGCAGTAGACGAAAGACCAGCAGGACTTGATTTAAGTTTGTCTAATGTTCCTCCAAGCTGTCCGGCTACATCATTAATGCTCCCGGTTAACCCGCCCGGTATACCGGCGGTTAATGCTACTAGAGGATTACTAAGTGCTTTTGCTGTACCAGCAATGCCACCAACACCCGGGACCGATGATAACGCATTAGTCAATCCTGTTGTACCGGCGATACTAGTGACACTACCTGTAAAATTAGATAATCCTATTCCACTCACAGCAGATGCTAGTTTTCCGCTTGGACCTGATGTCATAGCACCGGTTATACCGCCGGCAATTCCTTGAACTCCGGCTATCGCACCTTGTAAACTTAGTTGAGGAGATATATTATTTTTTGTAGCGGAAAGTGCGGTAGAAACCAATGCGCCAACAGCTAAGGTCGCAGGTAATGCAGAAGTTAATGAATTAGGAGATTTATTTATTACGCTAGAGATAGTTTTTTGTCCACCCGGTAGATTTGAAATTCCACTAGCTATCGACGATATTCCTCCTAGTGCTGTACTCAATTGACTAGCTCCGCGAACAGCATTTGCGGTAGCATTTAATGATCCGGCAATGTCTGTAGTCTTAGATAATTGTGTACCTGCTTGTAATATTTTACTAGCACCTGATAGGGCAGCATTAACTTGTTTAGAAATTTGAGAAACATTTTTATTACCAATTGCGGCGCCGACCCTACCTATACCCCCTATTACCCCTGTTAATCCACGAAAAGTTGCTGCCGGATTAGTAGCTGAAGAAAGTGCCCCAATAGCATTAACTGTACTAGACAGCGCACCTGTAATTCTAGAAGTGCCTGGTCCTCCTATAGCTCCGATAGTTGACAAAGCTCCGGTAGCAGATTTGACTACATCACCTTTAGAAATAGCGTCAATCGTTGATAGCGAATTTCTTGCAATTGCGAATAAATTTTGCGGTATACCGGCTTTTAATGGTTTGAAAGTTCCCAATATTGCACCAAACGCCTGTGCAGCAGGTCCCCTAGATGCGCCGACAATTGCATTATTTAACCCCTGTAATTGGTTAAGTGCTTTAGAGGCCCCGGCAATAGACCCCAAACCGCCCGAAACAGTTTGCGCTAAACCAGCAGCTAAATTACCTACTTTTAATGCACTGGTGATAGCACTAGAGGTGCTAAGTATCGATTTGGCTGCACCGCGATTGCCCAAGGCAGATGATAAATTAGCCGCAGCACCTAATGTTTTTCCTAAAGAGTTTATAGTCTTAGTGCTAACTAAGGAAGACATTGTGTTAAGAGTTGCGCCTACTCCCCCAGAAGCGCCGGCCATTATAAGTCCTGCAGTAGATGCAGGACTCTCCCTACCCGTAATTACCCCTGCATTAGTTAAAGCAGATTGAGCTTGTTGAAAATTAGTAACTTTAGCATTTATCTGTGCAGGAATATTTCTAGTCAATGCTGTTAAATTTTCCGCTCCAGCGGTGCCTGTAAATAAATTATTAGTCATCGCAGCTTGTACATTGGATCCTCCTTGCACTAAACTGTTGACTAAAGTTGCTGCACCTGGTTTTAATATGCCAGCAGATTCTAATTGTGCAGGAGTTTGAGCCAATGATCCTATAGCCGCAACAGGTCCTTGCGAAGATGATACCACCCCCGCGCCTGCCTTTATTGCATTGGCGGCCGGACCTGTAGCCACCGTCACCGCTGATGCACTAACTAATGCTCCAGTAGAATTTGAATCCATTGTACCACTAGCAGCAGGCACCGGCGGAACAGTAGCAATTGTAGCCGGTGTTGCTGCTGCTTCTGCGGGCGCCGCTGATGCCGTTTCATTTGTTGCTGTTACTGCTGGGCTGGGTGCGGGTGGCAATTCAGAATCTGCACTAGTGCTAGTTTTAACATCAACTCCTTGTCCCGCATTTGCCCAAGGAGAATGTGCAGGAGCTCTGGATGTAATACTTTTTAATTTTCCAGGTGCAGCAGCATATCCCTTTGTTGAATCGTACAGTGTATCAGTGTGGGCTAACACAGGGATTGCAGGAACGACCTGCGGAACAGTTGAAGCAGATCCGGTATTTAAATTTACCTTGCTACCATTAATATACATTATGCCGCCACTAGCATATGATCCTTCGCCGCCTGCTTCCATACTCATTGCGCCATCGACTTTATGCGTAAATACACCTACAGTGTAAATACTATTATTCGTGCCTACTTTTTGAGAAGTAGTTTTCTCAGATTCAATATTAATATCTTCTGCTTTAATGTTTAATTTTTTCTTAGCATTAATATTAATGTTATTATCTGCATGTAAATTTAAATCGCCCTGAGTTCTTATATTCACACTATTAGTAGAGTACATATCAATTGTACCCTCTTTTCCTAACTCAATATAACTTTGCCCGTTACTATGAATTATGAAAAGCGTTTGTGAATCATCACTCATTAAAATTTGATGCCCGGCAGCGCTGCGAATTCTTATAAGCTGATCTTGTCCTAAAATATCACCGTCATCCAATACTATTGAATGCCCGCCCCGTCTTGCTACTACTGCCAAACCTTCATCTGGTACGGTGCCCGCAGCAGCATCTACTATAGTAGAATCATCATATCCTCCATCATAAATAGGTCTACCCGGAGTGCTTACACCCCACCCAACTCTGCTTGGACTTTCTCTCTGTGAACTACTACTAATAGCTCCTCGAACAGGGTCTCTAATTAATCCCTGTTGATTCAGAATCATTGCTGCATAACTATGCACTGGCTTAGGCTGTGTTAAGAAATCTGATGTATCTGAAATTGACCCATTATTTGTATTAATATTAGTAACAGGTAATCTAGTTGCGCCGCCGTAGCCCTGTGCTTCACCTTCTGTATTAGCAATAATATTTTCAGTTGCACCAATAGCAGGCACCATATGCAATGCTTCAGGTTTAGGAACACATCCAATCCAATATCCATAATTAGGATCGCCGTTAACGAAAATACATATAACGGTTGAACCTAAATCAGGCGGACTATACCACATACCATATGAACTTGGATTAGCTGTATAATCCCCAAACCCTTCTGACGGGGCTTTGGGTGTTACAAAGCCGTAAAAAGGAGTCATATATGAAACGGTTACCCAAGCCTCAGTGTTATCAGAATCCTCATCTCCCAAATCACTGATATAGACTTGCAGTCTACCTGACCTAGTAGGGTCGATATTATTTTTAACTATACCAAGTACAGGTACACTTCTAGTTACACCTCCACCAGAATCCGGTTTACTTGATTTCGTGGGGCCTAGTGGTTTAAATCCGTCTTCCATATTATCCCTCTCTTCCTCCACCAATAGATGCAACACTACTCGGTGTAGCCACTCCTGCATCACTTTCGCCGTCGACTACTGGACCAGTTGCGGTATTAATTGTTCGTTGATTATTTGTTGGAGAGCCACCCACTGAATTAGTTTGAACCCCGATTGGATTGTTGATTGGGGGAGGCGAATCCTGCATTAACCCAACCGGCGGAATTGAGGCTAGTCTTCTTGTTTCAGCATCACTTTGATTTTCTTGTGCCAATGCTCTATCATTCTTTTCTCTAGCAGAACCGTCGTAACCTTGATCAAATCCAAAAGTATTAATAGCACATGTTAAATCTTGAGTAAATCTACCATTTCTAAATGTATGAACTATACTAATAACTCTATAACTGATTCCTTCAACTTTCTGCTTAATTTCAGGTGGATAATCCCAAAATAATAAATCTTCGTTAATCGTCAATGTTCCGGTTGCGTTAACATAATCTAATGCTTCTTTAAAATCTATCTCAATAAATACCTGTCCAGAACTAAAATCTACTTTAAAATCCGTACCTTGAAAAGGAGTGTATAATGCAGGATCACCCGGTGGCTCGCCGGCTAACCAATCCGGGTCTCCCATTATTTCTATTTTAGCAGTTGCCCAAGAACCCGGCTCATATAAGCTAGTTGTAACACTGTTTTGTGCTTCATACCCTACATTTAATTTACCTTGCCTAGGGGTAAGCTGTCTTTTACCTTGTGTATTAATGGGAACATCTGCTCCTCCTCCGGTAGACTTTGAACTCACCCCATCTGTTCCTAAACTTACGGTAAAATAAGCATTGTTTAGCGTTTGTTCATATTTTAAAACTTCGGAATTTTTACCGGTATACCAATACTTATATCGTTTTGCTGGACCGTAATATGGAGTAGTTCTATCAGCATATGCAGAAAGCATAATGGGTATTTCATATGGCACAATTATATATGTAATTTTATATGCAAAATCTTTTATCAATGGATCCCATTTTGCCTCTGTCAACACTGAAGATACATTATACCATCGTAATCGTTTGTTTGATGCATTTTCAATTGAATCAATATCGCCTGTTTTTGGATCAGGATCACTGTCAGTTGAATATACTTGCTTTAGTCCATCAGTTAAGTAACTGCTTTGTGAAATAATTTGTCCTATTGCTTGTACAATGGGCGTAGCTTTTTCAATATTAATCTGCCTCTCATTGCTATTAGGAGTTGCTGCTACGGATTCTTTATCATTAACTTGAGTCAATGTTTTTTTACCAGCAGTCATGGGCCATTTTGCTTTATCTAAGTCAGCCTTACTAACTATAGTAGCATTTTCTATATCCGACGCATCACCCCTAAATTCTACAGCATATATATTCTTACAGCCCTTAGAAATAGCATTAGTATCTTCTAGTGCCTGTTGATCATTATTTAATTTAGTCATTAATGATCTAATTAAATCCCCTACTTTATTTCCAGTAAGGGGCGCACCTTTATCAACTACACCTTTTTTAGTTCCCATTGCAACTGATGATGGAATACTAGCAGCCTTTATATTATAAACAGTAGCCTTTCCGTCTAATTTAAATTGAACTTCAGTGAATAAGATATCATAGTACCGATCAAAAGGCTTATCCAGTATATTACCGTCTATATCATAGCCTAAAAATTTAATCCCTAAAACAAAAAACTGACGGCTACCATTTCTTAAATCCTGTATATTTTTAGTTTGTGAATATTGTGTAATTTGATTAGAAGCAAGTTTTAAATTAGTTATAAAAGAAAACCCATATGGTTCTATAATTTGAAACGACATTTCATAATTTATAGTAGGAGACATTGTTTCATTTGATGAAACTGCGGATTTTATTTGCAAATTATCTATGTAGTAATCAAAGTTTTCAAACCCTGCTGCTCGTTTTTGAGTCGAATTGATTCCGCCATTTTGGCATAATATATATGCTCCTGCGGCACCATCAGGGGAGTTTAATATATTAATATCTCTTCTGCCATCATTAACAAATGCATCATATGCATCAGGAGTAATCATATATAATGACAGTTGATAATTGTAACTAGCAAAGTCTGCCAGTGGATTACTAAGGCGTTTACTTGGATTGGGAGTATCTGCCATATTAATTTCTCAATACTGTTGTTAGTGTAGAAGAGTTTGGTAAATAAATTTGAACACCTGTTACAAAATCAAAATAAGGATCTTTTAATCTATTAGGATTCCGTTGTGCAAAAACCCACCATAATCTAGAATCTGAATATAAATCATAAGCTAGTAAATCCGGTCTATATTCGTAAACTTTTGTTATAGACCAAAGTACATCTGATTCTAATGCAGGAATTGGTCTGTTTACCATTATATCTAAAAACTTTTCATTAACAATGTCAGTAAATTGATATGGACTAGTTGCACCATATATATTATTAGTTGCCATTTACCAAACTCCCTTAACTAAGGGTTGAGAAGAGCCGCGCAGTAACTTACCCGAGGCATAATCTTTTAAGCTAAATTTAGTGCTAATTACATTTCTAGACATAATTGGCACTGCCGCAATAATTATTTGCATTTTAGTCGGAACATATGTGGGATCTCTAGCACCTGTTACATAGTTTGTTTTAAAGTTAGGAGGGGCAGATCTACCTCCGGGCTGTAAACCTGAACTACTTGTTCTTTCTACAGTAGGATTGCCGGTATTATTACGAACATTAGCTGCGCTTTGATTAACACCTGGGGGAGAATTTGCTT